GAGAATGCAATCGGATGAGTTTTTTAGACAACATTATTAAACAATCAGGAAATGAATATGCGTCAATTGTTGAGGGTGGTATCGAGAGTGATATTAATGGTTTTATTGATACCGGCAGTTATGCTTTTAACGCTCTTCTTAGCGGTAGTATTTACGGCGGCATTCCTGACAACAAGATTCTCGCACTCGCAGGAGAACAAGCAACCGGAAAGACATTCTTCTCCATTGGAGTGGTAAAGGCTTTTCTTGAGTCGAATCCAGACGCTGTTGTTCTTTACTTTGACTCGGAACAAGCGGTGACTTCGGACATGTTTAAGGATCGTGGTGTTGATCCATCACGGATTGCCGTGTTCCCTGTTGACACTGTGGAGAACTTTCGTCAACAAGCGTTCAAGATTATCGAGGGTATTGAAAAGACTGACAAAGCAGATCGCAAACCAACCATGATGGTTCTTGATTCGCTTGGTATGCTTCCCACCAACAAAGAAGTCGCTGACATCGCAGACGGCAAGAATGTTCGTGACATGACTCGGGCACAACTTGTCAAGTCAACGTTCCGTGTTCTCACTTTGAAACTCGGACAAGTCGGCATTCCGATGATTATGACAAACCATACTTACGATGTTGTTGGTGCTTATGTTCCAACCAAAGAAATGTCGGGTGGTTCTGGTTTGAAGTATGCCGCTTCAACCATCGTGTATCTGTCGAAGAGAAAAGACAAAGACGGAACCGACATTGTTGGTAACTTGATTCGTTGCAAACTTTTCAAAGGAAGGTTGACGAAAGAAAATTCAGAAGTTACAGTGCAACTCAATTACAAGACAGGACTGAACAAGTATTACGGACTCGTTGACTTTGCCGTTGCTGCTGGTGTGTTCGAGAAAGTTTCGACTCGCATCAAACTGCCTGATGGCAAGACTGCATTTGAAAAACAGATCAACAACGATCCAGAAAAGTATTACACACAAGAAGTTCTGGACAAGATCGACGAGTTCACACGGAAGGAATTTAGATATGACAATTGATTGGGAAAAAGAGCAAAAACTGACTCGTTATGAAATGAAAGAGGAAAAAGATAACTTTATTTCGTTTCAATTTACGGGTGGAGAGTTGCATGATTGCGTTGTGGAGTTTACTGACATAAACATGTCCATCAGTGAAAGCAATCAAATCTCTTTTGATTTTGATTATGACATCAAGTCAGAGAGTGAAAAGTCATTTGAAAAATCACAGGAGATGCAAGTGTTTTTTACGAATGTAATTTTGACTCACTGGGGAGAAGAGTTAGGTAAGTGAAAAGTCAAGAGCAAATCATACTTGAAAATCTTGTGTATAATCAAGAATACACGAAGAAAGTTATTCCTTTCTTGAAAGAGGAATATTTTTCTGATGAAGTTGAGAGAAAGGTTTTCTCCAACATCAAAAATTATGTTGATCAATACAGCACTCCACCAACGGTAAATGCCCTTAACATTCTTCTTGAGGGTGACAAATCTCTCGTTGGTGATGTCTTTGACAATAGTGTTGACTATGTGAGTTCTTTGGATGATTCATGTGGTGAAGAGATGGATTGGTTGATGGATCAAACAGAAACGTTCTGTAAGGATCGTGCCATCTTTAATGCCATCAATGAATCAATCAACATTTTCAAGGGTGACTCTGGGGATAAAAAACAAACTGCGATCCCCAGCATTTTGTCTGACGCACTTGCTGTTTCTTTTGATACTCACATCGGACACGATTACATCGAGGACTCATCTGATCGGTATGAGTTTTACAAGAGAAAAGAAAAGAAGATTGCCTTTGATCTTGATTTGTTTAATCAAATCACTGGTGGTGGAACACCACTTAAAACTTTGAACGTTGTGATGGCAGGAACTGGTGTTGGTAAGTCTTTGTTTATGTGTCACCATGCTGCCAATTGTCTGATGCAAAATCTAAATGTTCTTTACATCACGCTTGAAATGGCAGAGGAAAGAATTGCAGAACGAATTGATGCGAACCTTCTTGATGTTCAAGTGAACGACTTGCGTGAACTTCCAAAACAAGTTTATGAAAAGAAGATCAGCAACTTGGAGAAAAAGGTAAAGGGTAAACTTATTATCAAAGAATATCCTACATCAACGGCAAATGCTAATCACTTCAGAATTCTTTTGGATGAACTTAAGTTAAAAAGATCCTTTGTCCCTGATATGATTTTCATTGACTATATCAATATCTGCTCTTCTTCTCGTCTCAAGGCAAACGGAAGTGTGAACTCTTACACATTCGTGAAAGCAATCGCTGAGGAACTCCGTGGACTCGCTGGTGAATACAATGTGCCTGTCTTTACGGCAACTCAATTGAACCGAAGTGGATCCGTGAGCAGTGATGTCGGACTGGAGGACACTGCCGAATCGTTTGGTTTGCCACAAACGGCAGACTTCATGTTTGCGATTACAAGCACAGAGGAACTTGAGGAGATGGGACAGGTTCTCGTCAAGCAGTTGAAGAACAGATATAACAGTGCGTCCGCAAACAAAAAGTTTATTATTGGAATCGACAGATCAAAAATGAAATTACATGATGTTAAACGAGAAGAATATGATGATTTGTCTGATGCAAACCCACAAGAGGGTGACGTTGCTGGAAATGGCTTTGATTTTAGACCTAAAAAGTTTGACAAAACAAACGATTGGAAAATTGCATGATGTCTTCTTTTGTTGATAAAAAATACATCAACTTAGTTTCTGGACAACTTTCACGATTCAAGTGGAAGTCTGCCACACTCGCAAACTGCCGATGTCCAATCTGTGGTGATTCACAGAAAAACAAAACAAAGTGTCGAGGATACTTTTACGAAAAGAGTAATTCGTTTTTTTATCGCTGTCATAATTGTGGCTATGGTAGTAATGTAAAAAACTTCTTAGACAAAGTTGCACCATCGCTTGTTGGTGAATACCAAATGGAAACATTTAACGAAAAGTTTGGACCGAGAAAAAAGAGAGAAAAGAAAGAGATACCCGACATGAATTTTAAACCTTTTCAAGATAAAAAAGAAGGTGCTGTTTTTTATTCAAAAGTTAGTGTTCTTTCCTCCGAACATCCATGTAGAAAGTTTCTGGAAGATAGAATGATTCCAGAAAAGTTTTACAGCGACCTGTATTACACAAAAGATTTTAACAACTTTGCAAAAAAACTAATCAATCCTGATGTTGACTATCCCGAAGAGGAACGTCTTGTTATCCCTTTTGTTGACGAAACAGACACGATGTATGCCGCACAAGGTAGAAAATTGTCTGGTGATGGTGTTAAGTATTACACGGCAAAGCCAAAAGAACTGAGTAGACTTTGGTTCAATGAATACAAGGTGAACAAGGATAAGCCAATTGTTATTGTTGAGGGACCTTTAGACTCTATGTTTTTGGAAAACTCCGTCGCACTCGTTGGATCTGGCGCAATCACCGATCTCCCAGAATCTCTAAAAAATTGTGACGTTACTTACGCACTAGATAATGAACCAAGAAACAAACAAATTGTTTCTTATTATGAAAAACTTATTGACGCTGGTTGTAAGGTTTGTCTTTGGCCAAGCAATATAAATCATAAAGACATAAATGAAATGATTTTATCTGGTATGAAACAAAGTGAAGTTGAAAGACTAATTCAATTGAACTCTTACAGAGGTCTTGAAGCGTCACTTAAAATGAGAGACTGGAAGAAAATATGAGCGAAAAAGCAAGAGCATTTTTAGAAGCGGTGTTTGAATTTTCTACACACTACGCACATTATGTAAAAGAAATGGACGAAAATTTACATAGACGAGCCGTTGATTATGCAAAAACTTTTACCGACGTTGAAGGTGTAGAGTTTAATTATATTGATGAGGAGGAAGATGATGAGTGAGCCGGTGATAGAAACAATTCTCATATCCCTTCTATTTTTAGGGATAATTACTTTTACTTACATTATGCTAACAAGTGATGGAGACAATAAGTGAAAATTAAAGTTTTAGACAAAGGACATGTGGAACTTATGGATCACATGGGTAGCGATCTCACCGTGTGTAATGCCGCAAGAGTTTCGTTCAACAAAGAGTCTGAGTGGGGATTGGACTTCGATGCCATCGAGCGTTTGAAAAGTTGTCCTTACAACAAAGATGATGTTAGGATGCTGAAAGAGAAAGACGAAAAACTTATTCGTTATCTTGCAAAACATCAACACTGGACACCCTTTGCTCATCCGCAGATTACGCTACGAGTCAAAGCACCCGTTTCTATCCGCACACAATTCTTCAAGCACAAGCAAGGATTCGTGGAGAACGAAATCAGCCGTCGTTATGTTTCTTACGAGCCAGAGTTTTACTCCCCCACATGGAGAGGAAAGCCAACCGATGGTGCAAAGCAAGGGAGTGAGGATTTCATCACAGAGGAAACCCGAACAAATTTGTACGACGCTATTTACAGAGAGTCATGTGAAACGGCTCTTCACGTTTACAACACGTTGATTGAAAAAGGTATTGCACCTGAGCAAGCACGATTTGTTCTCCCACAGGGAATGTATACCGAGTGGTATTGGACGGGATCCCTTGCCGCTTACGCTCGATTCTACAAGCAACGCAAGGATGATCACGCTCAGTGGGAGATCCGTGAGTATGCAAACGCTGTCGGAGAAATCATTAAACCTTATTTCCCAGTTTCGTGGAAACACTTGACAAACTGAACTACATAAGAGACAATTCAGCAAAACAGGAGAAAACAATATATGAGTTTACCAAGTTCTTATCAGGACTTTATCCAT